GCAATGCGGCCATTAATCGCAATGCGACCGAAGCTCTTCAGAAATCGAACCGTCCTGATGTCGCTCTCCAGCGCATCCTCTCTATTTCTAAGTAGTAATGGCTGTCACTCAGAATACTTACACAGGGAACGGTTCTACCGTTCTCTATTCTTTTACTTTCCCATACCTAGAGACCACTGACATCAAAGTAAGTGTCAATGGCACCAATACAACTGCATACACCCTAGCCAACGCTACCACGATCCAATTCAATACAGCTCCTGCTAATGGAGCTGCTATTCGGATTTATCGTGTCACTGATGATGCGTCGCTTTCTGCTCAGTTCTATCCCGGTTCTGCTATCCGCTCTCAGGATCTGAATGATAACTTCACTCAGAACCTGTATGTGACACAGGAGTCGAACCGGGATGCAACGTCTGCCATTGCCTCAGCCGTTACGGCTACCACTACAGCAAACACAGCACTTAGTAACTCCAACACTGCCATCACCACGGCAAATGCAGCTACGGCAACGGCTAATACGGCTTCTAGTAATTCTTCAGCTGCCGTCAGCACAGCTAATGCGGCCTCTAGCACGGCAGCATCGGCGGCAACTAATGCCTCGGCAGCTGTAACGACAGCAAATGCTGCTTCCACAGCTGCAAGCACAGCTGCTACTAATGCAGCAACTGCCCTTAGTACAGCCAACGCAGCATCAAGTACTGCTAATACTGCGTCCACAAACGCCTCTGCAGCAGTTACCACCGCTAACAACGCTTCTACCGCAGCTGGTAATGCAGCCACCACTGCAAATTCTGCAGCAGCTGATGCTAGCAACGCTCTTAGTGCTGCTAATTCTGCAAGCACAGCTGCGTCTGTCGCGGTGTCTACAGCTAATACAGCTGCAACTAATGCTAGCCAGGCGCTCTCTGCGGCAAATTCTGCCGTTTCTACTGCAAATGCCGCATCGAGTGCTGCCAACACTGCTAATACAAACTCGAATCAAGCACTTTCGAACTCAAATGCCGCAGCTTCCAACGCCAGTACTGCTTTAAACACTGCTAATACAGCAGCCACTAATGCCGCATCAGCAATTGACTCTGCCAACTATGCAGTAATATCTGCCAGCCAGGCTCTTACTACATCAAATGCTGCTAATAGCAAGGCGGATCAAGCTATTGCGGCAGTCAGCAGTAGTATTAATTATACATTGGTCTCTAACGTCGCGGCCATCCCCGCCAATCCAGCTAACGATACCTACGTTGAAGTCAACAACTCCACTGGAATTGAGTCATTCACGCCTCTCATCGGTAAACCGACTGGATTCATTGGTGACTCTGGACTCAGTGTTCGGATACGGTACACGACTTCTGGATCCACTTGGAATTGGCAGAACTACTATCCAAACAATGCCGAGACTCGTTATTTGAAGCTAGCTGGTGGGACGCTAACCGGGCCATTGACTCTTTCTGGAGCCCCATCCTCCAACATGCATCCTGCCACCAAATCCTATGTGGATGGATATGTTAGTTCAATTAACGGCGACATTGCTTCACTGTCATCTACAAAGCTTGATAGTACGGCTGCTGCCAGTACCTATTTGACGACTGCAACTGCAGCGTCTACTTATCAACCTCAATCTGGTATGTCGTCGTATTTGACGACTGCAACTGCTAGCTTAACATACGCACCTAAGTCTTCTCCCACGTTTACAGGCACAGTAACAATTCCTGCAGGTGCATCTATCAGCGGCTATTTAACAACCACTGCTGCTAGCTCAACATACGCACCGCTGGCTAGTCCGACATTTACTGGAACAGTCACGATTCCAGCTGGAGCTTCTATTGCTGGATATCTGACCTCTACCAGTGCTGCATCTACATATCAAACACAGGCCGGAATGTCATCGTATCTCACAACTACCTCAGCGGCTTCAACGTATTTGACTACTACTAACGCAGCGACTACTTACCCAACCAAAGGGTCTGCTATTGCTCTTGCTATTGCTCTTGGATAATTATTATGGCTGAAACTTTTAACCGTACATCCCAAACCCTTTCCACAACATCCGCTACTGACATCTACCAGGCTCCAGCATCTAATGCTAGTGATCGGGCCATTGTTCTTAGTGTTCTTGTCTGTAACATCAGTACTCTGACTGTACCGTCAGTTAGTCTGACAGTGACGGATTCATCTAACAACGTCCAAAGTACATTAATTTCTGCGTTGCCGATTCCAGTTAGTAGCTCTTTAGAGGCTGTTGTCAATAAGTACATACTGAAAAGTGGTGAGAAGATTAGAGCAACATCAACATCTGCGAACGTACTGAGCCTTACTGTATCTGCCCTGGAGGTCACTGCATGACAAGACCTGTTGGTGGGTTTCTAAACTATACTCCGGTTACTTCTCAGCAGCAGGCAGCAGCAGTATGGTCGCTTTATGATGCTTTAGGTAAAATCGCGGCTTTTAATTGGCCACTACAAGGCGCTGGTTTTCGTTATATTCTCGTAGCTGGTGGTGGTGGTGGCGGTCGCGCTAGTACTGGCACCAGCGCTTATACCGATGTAACTGGTGGAGGTGGAGCTGGTGGTGTTCTATTTGGCACATACTTCTTCTCAGGAACTCTGTCGGCCACGGTCACGATTGGAGGAGGTGGCTCTGGTATTAACGCTAGTGCCGCTACTGGCTCAGTAACTTCCCTGGGTTTGCCAACTCCAGTTTCAGCTAGTGGTGGTGGTGGTGGTGGAAACCCTACACCTGCATCAGGTGGATCCGGCGGCGGCGGCGGTATTACCGAAGGTTCTACTGCAGGAACTTATAATACATCTTTAGGTTATCCAGGCACTACTGGTCAGGGTAATAGAGGTGCAGACCCTATTGCTACATCCTCCACGCAAACTCTTTGGATTGCTGGAGGTGGAGGTGGAGCTGGAGAAGCAGCTACCGATAAAAATGGCGGAGCAGGTATTGATTTGGCTCCATTCATTGGCACTAGCTATTTAGTTGGTGGTGGTGGTGGTGGATCTTCTTACAACAATAACGGAGGTTCAGGTATCGGCGGAACTGGTGGCGGGGGCAGTGGCATCTATAACGCCGTTGGTAATGCCGGATCAGTTAATACAGGCGGTGGTGGCGGTGGAACAGGTGCTCATGCAGCGAGTCTTACTTACCTAGGTGGTGCAGGAGGTTCTGGTGTCGCATTCATTATCTATCCAACAGCACCCTTTATTTCAACTTCTGGCGGCACTCTCTCTAACATCACGCTGAATGGAGAAGCATTCTCTGTACGTAGATTCAATGCTACTGGTACTCTCTCTATGTCAAACTAATGGCACATTTTGCTAAGCTAGATAGCAACAACACTGTCTTGCAGGTTATTGTTGTTGATAACAATGATATTAAAGACCAACAAGGGGCTGAGGCCGAAGATATTGGCATACAGTTCTGCCGATCTCTATTTGGTCAGGATACTAACTGGATCCAGACAAGCTATAACGCTAAGTTTCGTGGCGCATATGCAGGCATTGGTTACACCTATGACCCAGTGTCTGACGTATTTGTTGCTCCAGCATTTTAGCCGCAGTCTTAACTGCAATCACTACTACGACTATGATCACCATTCTAGGCATCAAGGTTTCGTATGAGACACTGGCCTTCTTTGCTTTATTTATTGCTTCTGAGTACCTTGGCATGACCAAGAAGCGTCGTGCCAATAGTGTGACTCAGATGATCTCCATGCTGGCTGCATATCTCAGTAAGTACCGCACTGAAGATGATGTAGTCCGCCGTTACCGTCGTGCATTAACCAAACGGAAATGATTAAGCTGACTGACGTAGCTCGCTACTACAAAGGTCTGCCTAACCAAGTTAAAGCCCTCCAACTCCTTGAGAAACTCCTAGGTGAGGAGGGCCTTTCTGAAGATCAGGAATGGGTAAAAGCATGGAGACAACCTCCTGCTAAACCACCAACTCAAACCTTCTCTAACTCCTGGGATGGTATTGAAGCAGCAGCAGCAGCGGCTGGAGCTAAATTTCCTGAGGTTGTGGCAGCACAGTGGGCACTTGAAAGTGCATATGGCACTGCCCTATCTGGTAAGAATAACTTCTTTGGAATTAAAGGACCGGGAACGGTCAAGACTACATGGGAAGACTACGGTAATGGTCCTGTGACCATCAAGGCTTCCTTCCAAGATTTCGCTACACCATACGATTGCGTGGCTCACCTTGTCACTCAATGGTACAAAGATTACAAAGGCTACAAAGGTGTCAACCGAGCAGCTACTCGTGAAGACTGTGCGTATCTACTGAAGCGTGAAGGTTACGCTACAGATCCCATCTACCCACAAAAGCTTATTCGGTTGATGGAGCAGCATGATTGAAGCAATAGTTTCAGGCACTGTAGCTGTCTTTACAGCAGTTGTAGCTCTTCATTCACGTATGCACGGTCGTATCTCTGAAGTCGATAAACGCATCGATCAAGTTGAACTGCGTATCGCAGAGAAATATGTGCAACGTGAAGAACTTACTTCGGCCCTCCAGAAGATGGAAGATCACATGGTGAGGATCGAAGGAAAACTGGATAAGCTGATCTTTAATGAAAAAGTGTAAGTACTGCGAGCAGACCAAGCCTCTGAATGATTTCCCACGGCACAAGGGACATAAAGATGGTCATGCTGCAGTCTGCAAGATTTGTAAGCGTAAAAAGTACCCCACTACTACGCATCAAAAACAAAAGGCGTACGAACGTCAGATCAAGCGTAATTACGGAATTACCGTCGAAGATTATGACGCTATGTACGCCGAACAGGGCGGCCTTTGTGCAGGCTGCCGACAAAGCAACAAGGGTTCACGCTTTCACATCGACCACTGCCACACAACGGGCCAAGTTCGTGGTCTACTTTGCAACAAGTGCAACATTGCCTTGGGGCTTGTTGATGATCGAATAGAAACCCTAGCAAACTTAATAAGCTATCTAAGCTATGGCCAAACAAGTAAAAGCCACTGAAGATACTTTCAACGAACTCCATAACCTTGTCACTGCAGAACTCATCAGCCGTATTAAATCCGGTGAGGCATCTACTGCTGATTTAAAGGCCGCTTGTGACTGGTTAGCCAAGAATGACATTACTGGAGTTGCAATGGAAGGTTCCCCTCTTGATCAACTTGTCAACATCCTCCCCAAGGTTGATCCAGAACTCGTACGGAGTCGGTTGAATGGCACGCGACTGGAAAAAAGAGTATAAAGCACGTGCTGAATATCTAAAGTCATACCGTCGTGAGCATCGCAAAGAGGATGCTGCACGAGCAAGAGCACGTCGATCAATGGGTGATATTCCTAGTGGTTATGAAGTCGACCACAAAGATAACAACCCAATGAATAACTCTCGGGAGAATCTCAAGATCATCCCGCGTAAAGCTAACCGTGCAAAGGGAGCACGTAAGACGAACGCTAAACGGTAATGACTCCACTACTGCCTAACCCTGACATGTACCTACAGAACTTGCTTGCAATGAAAAGTTCTGAAGCTAAGCGCCTTCATCGTAAGGCCATTATTGAATACTTTGATTCCACCTGTGTCTATTGCGGAGTTAGACATGAACCACATCAACTTACCTTGGATCACATACGTCCTCGATGCCGTGGAGGCAATTCTCTTACAAGTAATCTTGTTCCATCGTGCAAGCAGTGCAATCAGAGTAAAGGCAGCAGTAACTGGCTCCAATGGATGAGAGCCACCTTCGGTGAAAACCCAAACAAAGAACAGCTTATTCTCTCTTGGATTAATTAATTATGGCAACTCCTACATCTTCTAATAATCGTAGTAAGCGTAAGACCAATAAACCTATCACTCAGGGACAGAATCCCCAACGGGCTAATCGTCAGAAGGTGTCGAACGCAAAGGTTACTAATAGTACCCAGCGTACCAACAATGGTACTGCCAAGGTGACCACAGGCAAAGGCGGTTCTACGCCAAAGGCTCTTCCGCCTGGCGCTAAAAGCGTCGCATTGGCCACTCAAGGGCGTGGTCCCCTTCGTGGTCAACCTCAATTACCTCCTGGCCGTAAAGGTGGTGGTATGGAAAAGGCCGGGCCTACTGTCGATGTAAAGGCCAACACACCTAAGGTCTCTGGCGCTTCTCCAAAGACGAGTGCAGCGGCACCAAAGGCTCTCCCCGCTGGTCGTTCTGGTGGACAACTCACCCGCGCTGTAAAGGGCGCAGCATCCGCTGCCTCCAAAATGGGACCTCTTGCCAAAGCTGCTGGTGTTGCTGGCTCTGCACTGGCTGTTGCAGATCAGCTTGGTCGAGTCCTTAACCCTAACGACAATATCCTTACCCGCGCTGGATCTGCTGGTCGCCGCATCGAAGGTCTTGTTGGTGGAGGTGGTGGTGGTAACGCAACCCCTGGTGAACGTGCAGCCCGTCTAAATGCACAACGCGGTCAATACGCTGGTCCTGGTGGCAAGCCGGATGGATCTGGTAAAGGACAGGAACGTCAGACAGCCCCTCGTGTCAACAAAGCACGTCAAGATCAAATGCGTGCTGCTCTGAACAACGATTATCCCCTCAGTACTGCGAGCCAACGTCGTGGTTCTACCCAATCCGGGGGTGGTTCCACTCAATCACGGGGTAGTAGTTCTGCACCTGCAGCCCCTCGTCGTCAATCCGGTCCTGCTGCTGACGCTGGGATGAAGAACCAGAACAAGGATTACCGGGGTAACTTGTTTGAAAAGACCTTTGGTTACAAGCCTGGTCAAGCGCCTGATCAGCAGAAATCTCGCTTCAAGAGTGTTGACAACAAGTTCGGTCAAGATTCTGGCTACGAACCTCAAACAAAGGTTGACGGTAGCAAGTATGCCGACAAGAAACCTAACATGAAGAAGGTCAATGAATATGACCGCCTTCGTCGTAAGTACTACGACTGATCTCTGAATCAATAACGCATGGAGAGGTGCCTACAAGCGTCTGTAGGGCCTCTCTTTTTCTATTTAGGTACAATCTACTTTATCAATGAAAGTATGCCGCTCCTGCGGCGTAGAGAAGCCACTTAGTGAGTTTCATAAACGTAGTGATACTGGTAGACATCAGAATGGTTGCAAAGAGTGTTATCACAGCGCCCAGATGCAGCGACACTACGGAATAAGCCTTGCTGACTACGACCGCATGTCCCACGAGCAAGATGGTCTTTGTGCCATTTGCCGTCTCCCACAAAACTCTAAACGCAACACTCGATTCTGCGTAGATCATGACCACGATACAGGCGAAGTGCGTGGCTTGTTATGCGACTCATGTAATCGTGGTATAGGACTACTTAAAGATGACCCGCGCCTCCTTGACAACGCAGCCAAATACCTTAGAGCTTTTAAAGAGTGACTTTAAGATCTTTCTTCAGGCTTTGTGGCAGCAATTAGACCTACCTTCTCCGACCAGAGCGCAGTATGCAATTGCTGATTATCTTCAATTAGGCCCAAAGCGCCTTCAAGTTCAAGCTTTTCGCGGTGTTGGTAAATCTTGGATTACTGGAGCATTTGTTCTTTGGACGCTGTTCAATGACCCTGAACGTAAGGTCATGATCATTAGTGCTTCAAAGGAACGTGCTGACAATATGTCTATCTTTCTGCAGAAGCTAATTATTGAAACGCCTTGGCTTTCGCATTTAAGGCCTAAAGATGAAAATGCTCGATGGTCCCGAATTAGCTTTGATGTTAATTGTGCGCCACACCAAGCACCTTCAGTAAAGAGCGTAGGTGTGACAGGTCAGTTGACAGGTAGTCGTGCAGACCTAATGGTGCTTGATGACGTGGAGGTTCCTGGTAACTCGATGACCGAGATGATGCGAGAGAAACTCTTGCAGCTTTGTACAGAAGCGGAGTCCATCCTGACACCCAAGAAGGACTCACGCATTATGTACCTTGGTACACCGCAAACCACTTTCACAATATACCGCAAACTAGCTGAACGCAACTACCGTCCCTTTGTTTGGCCTGCCCGCTACCCACGTAAAGACAAGCTCAGTCAATACGAGAACCTGCTAGCCCCACAGATCGTCGAAGACATCGAGATGGGTGCTGAGGAGTGGACACCCACTGACCCTGATCGTTTCCAGTCCGACGACCTCTTGGAACGGGAAGCAGCCATGGGTCGCAGCAACTTCATGTTGCAGTTCATGCTTGATACCACGTTGAGCGATGCAGAGAAATTCCCACTTAAGTTCTCAGACCTCATCATTACCTCCGTTAATCCGACTCAAGCGCCGGATGCTGTTGTGTGGTGCAGTGACCCTCGTAATGTGCTCAAGGATCTGCCTACGGTTGGCTTACCGGGTGATTACTTCTACTCCCCGATGCAACTTCAAGGAGAGTGGACTGACTACACCGAGACGATCTGCTCCGTAGACCCATCAGGTCGTGGTAGTGACGAAACTGCAGCAACCTATATCTCACAAAAGAATGGCTTTCTCTACGTTCACGAAATACGAGCGTATCGCGACGGTTATAGCGACAATACACTTCTTGACATCCTTCGTGGGTGTAAGCGGTACAATGTTACTAAACTCCTTATCGAAACCAACTTTGGTGACGGTATCGTCGCAGAACTGTTCAAAAAACACCTTCAACAAACCAAACAACTCATAGACGTAGAAGAAGTCAGAGCAAACGTCCGAAAGGAAGACCGCATTATTGATGCTCTTGAACCCGTCATGAACCAGCACCGGCTCATCGTTGATCGTGGGGTGGTGGAATGGGATTACAACTCCAATAAAGACGCAGCACCAGAAGAACGACTGCTGTACATGCTCTTCTACCAAATGTCTCGGATGTGTCGGGAGAAGGGGGCCGTCAAACACGACGACAGATTGGACTCCCTAGCTCAGGGTGTCAAATACTTCACTGATGCCATGTCCATCAGCGCCTACGAGGCCGTTAAAGCCCGTAGACAGGAAGATTGGCAAGACTTGCTTGAGACATTCTTGGACGACCCTCAGAGCGCCACAGATCACCTTGTGATGGGGCTCTCCCTTGACCAGCGGAGAGCTGCCAGAGGTGGCGGTAAACGCGGCTCTATTCCTATGTGGGTCTCAACATAAGACAGAAGCTGTAGTAATGGAAGTGGACCGATAACTCATTAAAACGGGGGAAGGGGGGAGTCGTGTCTCACGTAGACGTGATCCCCAACTCCCCTCTATCAATGTCCCTGGGGATGGACATTCTGTGAGTACTGAACTCATAATGACACAAAAACAACTAAAGACACAATTAGTTGATGTCCTCAGCGAACGAAGTGAGCGGGTGAATGGACATCTCTAAATAACTACTACTACTTTCTTTTAGAGGAGAAGGAATCGGGATCATCTGAATGGCCTCTTGAATGGCCATCTGAATGATACAGGATTCATTGCTTTTATTAAAAATTCAGTAGTTACTACTATGTCTAGAACACATCGTAATCAGCCACAGCATCTCTTCCGTCACCCTAAAACAACAAATGAACGTAAGCAAGTCAAAGTTACCAATGACTATTACGACTCTCAATATCGTGTAAGTACTCGTAAACGTTATATCCCATCAGCTTGGGATGACATCAAAGCTTCTTCGTACTACCAAAACGATCACCACTAATGCATTCCGTCAACCTTGTACACATCACCCCAGATGCAGAGAACCTCATCAGTTATATGGCTAGGGTATCCAACCCATCCAATCAAACAAACACGAAGGGATTGTCACTTCGTGACTACACTGAGACCAGTGCTAAACTAATTAAATACCTTATTGAACATCAACATTGGTCTCCCTTTGAGATGGTCAATATGTGTGTAGAGATCAACACCACTAGAGCTATAGCAGCTCAGATTCTGAGGCATAGGAGCTTCTCATTCCAGGAATTTAGTCAACGGTATGCAGATGTAACCACTATTGGTACTCCAGTCATTCCATCACTACGTAGACAAGATCTGAAGAACAGGCAGAACAGCACAGATGATCTTGATACAGCAAAGAAACAACAGTTCCTTCGTCGTATTCAACAGCACTTTGCAGAAGCTGAGGATCTTTATCGTGAGATGGTGTCAGCAGGTGTAGCAAAGGAGTGTGCAAGGGATGTGTTGCCGATGTCTGCTCCGTCTAGGTTGTACATGAATGGAACCATTAGGTCTTGGTTGCATTATTGTGATCTGAGGACTGCTAATGGGACACAGAGAGAACATGCAATTATTGCGGCACAAGTGCAAGATTTGCTGTATCACCATCTGCCGAATGTGTGTGAAGCGATGTGGAACATGGAATAACTCTATTTACCAGTAGTAGTCATTACCACTAATCACCCATGACACACGAACACCCCATCACCCCGCCGCTGGAGCTGGTGAACCAGTGGGACCGCGAATGGAGGGAGCAGCAAAACGCACCAGTTATCGGCTGGTCGGCCAATCTTCTTGCCTATGTCGCTGCTCGCGCCGCCCAATGGGGCGCAGACACTGAGCTAGAGGCGTGCTGTGAGTGGCTGGAGCAGCAGACACTGTGTGGCCACCAAGACTTGCTTCCCTCACTCCGCGCCGCCCGCCGCCCCAAGCCGCCGAGTTTGAAGGAGCAGGCGTTGGCGTTGATCAATCACGATCCGGCAAACCAGCCTTTTCTTAGCGACAAGGGCATAGACACCATCCGCCGCGCACTGGAGCAGCTCGATGACTGAACTACAGCACACTGACGACGATCTCGATGAGTTTGCAACCTTCTGGTGGGGACCGGAAACAGATGACCTCACCGTTGCCACAGCAATCGAAAACGGCCAAATGACCGCCTTTGTTAGGGCTGTAATTACATGGCTTACTGAGTAGTCGCTTCCACTAATCAAGTCACTTGCTGCACTATGCAAATCACTTCTGACCACGGACACGTTGGGCCGATCCACTGGTGTAACAGTGTCACGCATCCTTTTGTTGATCCTTATACGGGGCGGTCAAGCATCTACTGGGGATGCTT